CACGAAGGGGCTCGGCGCTACATATTCCCATGTCGTATCCCCCATTACCACGAAGAAACTGGTAGAGGCTGGCTCTCTCGTCCCCCTTCGCGTGTTTATAGCCAAGGAGATTGACATGGAAGGAGCCAAGAAAGTAGCAGGGGAATGGTCACAGGATGAAGTTACCTCACGCGGCAAGAAGATCACGGGAGATATTGTTGCCGAGTGGGTGAAAAAAACCCATGAAGTATTCGGCAAGCCCGAGAAAACTATCGTGTTCTGTGCTGGTGTGGATCATGGAATTGATTTACAACAGAAGTTCCAAGAGCAGGGATATAACTTCGTATCAATATCCTACCGTGATGATAATGATTTCAAGCGGGATATTATTGATGACTTTAATAAACCCGATTCAGATATTGTCGGGTTAATTGCTACGGATATTCTTACCAAGGGTTTCGATAGTCCTGCTGTAAAGATTGGAGTATCGGCGCGACCATTCAGTAAATCATTGTCATCACATATCCAGCAAATGGGTAGAGTGATGAGAACATATCCTGGAAAAACTTTCGGGTTGTGGCTTGATCACTCAGGTAACTATCTCCGGTTCAGAGAAGACTGGGAGGACGTATTTGAGAACGGTGTAAGTGAGTTGGAAGACGGCAAGGAGAAGACCAAGCAGGAACCCGACGAGAAGGAGAAGAAAGAATCCAAGTGCCCTGCCTGCGGTGCCCTGTGGCCCCGTGGTTCTGATACTTGTACGAACTGCGGGCATGTGCGTGAGCGTAAGAGTGCGGTGGTTTCTGTCCCCGGCGAGATGCAGGAACTAGGTCCCATGTCCCGTGACGAGAAGCAGGCATGGTGGAGCATGGGTCAATACATGGTGCAGTCTGGGTCATGGTCTGAGGCGCGGGCGAAGGCGGTTTACAAGACAAAGTTTGGTGTATGGCCGAATGGATTGCACAAAGACCCGCTGCCGCCATCACTAGCGTTTGAGAAGTTTGCTAGGAAAAGTTTGATTGCGTACCTGAAGGGCAAGCGATGAAGTTTCTGTCTGTGTGCTCTGGAATTGAGGCGGCAAGTGTTGCCTGGAATCCTATTGGGTTCAGCGAGATAGAACCCTTCCCATGTGCGGTGTTAAAACATCACTATCCAAGCGTCCCAAATTTTGGGGACATGACCAAGTTCAAGGAGTGGCCTGATGCAACTATCGATGTTCTCTGCGGAGGAACCCCCTGTCAATCCTTCTCAGTCGCAGGACTCAGAAAAGGATTGGATGACCCGCGTGGCAACCTCATGCTTACCTTTCTTGCCATTGCTAAACGATATCGGCCCCAGTGGGTGGTCTGGGAGAACGTCCCCGGCGTTTTGTCCTCCAATGGAGGACGGGACTTTGGCTCCTTCCTCGGAGGGCTGGCAGAGTGCGGGTATGGGTTCGCATACAGGGTGCTTGACGCTCAGTATTTCGGAGTGGCCCAAAGACGCAAGCGTGTGTTCGTTGTCGGATATCTTGGAGACTGGCACCGTGCCGCAGCGGTTCTTTTTGAGCAGCACAGCCTGCAAGGGCATCCTGCGCCGAGCAGAGAAACGAGGAAAAGAATTGCCCCCACAGTTACTAACGGCCCTCCGTTCAGTCGCACAGGAAACGAAAGAGTAGAAGACCAAGCATTGGTATGGCCCGCTGATGTAGCAAGCACACTCAATGCTCACTTCGGTGATAAGCAGGGGTTGGAAGATCAACACGCGCTTGGGGGGGGGGCGTTGTTCGTCCCTGCCACAAGTGGCAATGTGCCTGAACGCAGGGGGAATGAAGCGCCAGGACTCGGAATCGGAGACGCTGATTCCTACCATCGGGGGTGGCTTCGACGGGCCTGTCGGCGTGACGTTGCACGGCACTGACGGCACGGCCAGCGTAGCCAGTTTCACAGACTTATCCAGCAGTTTGCGTTCCCGCATTCCGAGCGGCGTGGAGAACAGCACAACGACAGCGGTGATGCAGCCGGTGGCGTTCGCTGACACCGCGCAGACGATCACAGCCGGGTTTGAGTTTGACTATAACGACGAAAAGAAAGCGGCGACACATCTTATCGGAAGCGCCATGCAAGTGCGCCGCCTGACTCCCGTTGAATGTGAGCGCCTACAAGGCTTCCCAGACGACTACACGGCTATCCCCTGGCGAAGGAAACCAGCAACAGAATGCCCCGATGGCCCTCGATACAAGGCACTTGGTAATAGCTGGGCAGTTCCCGTGGCAAGATGGATCGGTGAGCGCATCAACAAGGTGGAAGCATGGACTTCCTAGACTTCTGCCGAGCGCACGGCATCCTCATCCCTCATCTGCCTCCGCTCGGCCTGTGGAGACGGTATCCGACAGAGGACAAACCTCGTCATCGCAACGGTGCCGTGAAGTACATGGGCGACCACGGTTTCGTCCAAAACCACGCCACAGAAGTGACTGTCTCGGTCTGGAAACCTGACGCGCCCGTAAAAATTAACAGGCGAGACCTAGCAGAACAGGCCCACCGTGCGGCACAGGACACAGCCCGCAGGCAGCACGAAGCCTCCAAGAAAGCAGCTTGGATACTTCATCAGTGCCAGTATGCATCTCATCCGTATCTCAAAACCAAGGGATTCCCTGACGAGGTTGGAAATGTCTGGGTACGGGAAGGTGAGCATCTGCTGGTAATCCCTATGCGGATTGGAAACCGGCTGGTGGGCGTCCAACTGATCGACTCCGAGGGCGGGAAGAAGTTTCTAAGTGGTCAGGTCACGGGCGGCGCGGAGTATGTGATAGATAACAAGGGTCCGAACTTCCTCTGTGAAGGGTACGCCACGGCGCTCTCATTGCGCCTGATGCTGAAGAACTGGAAGCGCCGCTATACGATTCACTGCTGCTTCAGTGCTGGCAACATGCTGAAGATCGCCGCTACGCTGCCAGGGGGCTACGTCATCGCAGACAACGATGCGTCAGGGACCGGGGAGCGGGTAGCCCGCGAGATAGCGTGGCCGTACTGGATGAGCGATCAGCTTGGTGATTGCAACGACCACCACCTACGGGAAGGACTGTTCCGCACGGGGCAGTCAGTCCTTCGGGCTCTGAAAATCTAGTGCTTCCCCGCTGATAGGGTGGGCATGTCCACCGTGTAAATTTCGGGGTTGTGCATTTCCAAGTAGGACAGATGCCCCAAAATTTGCAGGCCGAGAGCCAGGACTTGTTCGTCCCGGCCCACGGCATCTGATCGGATGGTGATCTGGTCACCCTCTTGTATGAGGGTGATGTTTACTACTGTAGTCATCAAATTAGCCGTGCGGCATGCTTCAATTTTTCAAGCGCCTGCCCACGAATTTGACGTATACGCTCTCTTGTATGGGTCCATGAATCTAGCCTTACTGCAATTTCTTCCAGCGTGTAACCATGCACAAAGTACAAGTTGACAACCTTCATTTCACGAGGCTTCAGGCCAGCATTGACGAGCAGTTTTTGAACAAAATCTCTATCCTCAACCAACTGAGTGGGATCGTGTTCATGCAGACACAACAGACCCCACTCATGGCTCGGTTCCAGTTCGTCATTGCGCGTATGCCAAATTTCTCGCGTCGCTGAAGGTTGCTGCATCAGTTGCAGCTTCCCGTAGTATTGGCTCCGCATACGCAGCACAAACTCAATTGCAAGTCACATCGCACCGACGCAGCGAACCAGTACCGTAGCAGCACTCAGAGCAGTTCAAGGTCTTGCCGTTCACCGTGACGGTGTAGTACCGGCAAGAGTACGCCAGCGCCGCGAAGGACAGCAGGGTGGCAGCGACAAAAATGATGGGCTTCTTCATGATGATCTCCTGTTTGCCGAAAGTGGCAGTGAATGTTGCCATGCCTTAGCGGATGGCGCAATACTGTGAATTTTTACAGTGGCTTGTCCTGCTCAAACTTTTTGTCTTTGTAGCGGTACACAGCCTTGATTTCAACCACATAGAACGCTTGGTCTAGGTCAGGACCCATCTTGCCGATAGTATCCATAAGCAGCCTTACCGCCTCGGAGTCTGCTATCTCGCGGTCGTTGTGGATCACTTGGAAGTGCGCCCTGTTTGCATTTCCTGAGTGTCGAAACACTGCGTAGTGGTTCACAGCATGCGGTGCTATGGTGCGGACGGTTTTTCTGTCTGACGGTACCATGAGGTTCTCCTTAAAAGTTAAAGGCGCACGCCGGGGGCTTTTGATCCCTGACGTCCCCCCTGCGATCAGGTTTTAGACGCCACCGCGCCAAGCAAAGCGCTAAGGATCTCCAGCTACGCTTCCGATTCCACCTTACGGCTTCACCGGCCACAGGATTCCCGTACCTGTGTGTCCCTCAGTCATTTCCGGCTGACTGATCCCTATGACGACGGCTTTCGTGGGTATTAGCCATAGGGGACGTACCGAGTTTTGTCAGGTCGCTGGATCGGGCCACCGAGAGCCAGCACTTTTTCTCTACCCACTTAACGCTACAGTGGGACGGTCTCCCTTACGGTCATGGACGGACTTCTGGCCCATGTAGTTAACGCAGCCTTACGGTCGGCGCAGGAAACAAAAAAGCCCTAGAGGAGCCACCCGATTGGACCCCTCTAAGGAGGGCGGGCGGTTGCTCTAGGGCTCGTCTGTCGGGTCCAACACCAACGGGCAGGATTGTAGGTCAGTCCTTTGAGTGGTGTCAAGCGTAAAAAAGCCCGCCTAAGCGGGCAGCGGTCACTCCACCTGTGCCACAAGGAGCGATCCATACCTGTCCAGATAGTTGATTTCCAGACCATGCTTGTCAGCGTAGTCCAGAACAAACCGTTCGGCCTTCTCACCTCCCAGGCGGCGGTACTCCACCCGCGTTTCCACCGGGTCGCCGCGTGAGTTCATGCCCACCAGCATGTTGATCGCAACCTCGCCGGGGTTTAGAAGCTCCTCCAGGGCATCCCTACCGATGGGTTGACCCTTCCACTCAATCGCCCAGTAGATCGGCTCAAGGTCGGGGTCATCTTCGCGCATGGTGCCGTCAGAAGACCATCCGTCCACCATTGCAAAGTAGATGGCATCGACGATTCCACCCGGCCAATCTTCCCAATGATTGTGGTCAATTTCCTCTGAGACTTCCCGAGGCACGCGGGGCAGGATGCTGGTGCGCCATCCCCCATCGTGCCACTCCACCGGGGCGGTCACCATCGGATAGTGGTTGTCGTTTATGCGAAGCGTGAACATAGGTCACTCCTTAGGAAGACGAGCGTAGAACCTCCCGCCCGTAAAAATTATGCGCCTCTCATCGGTCCCGTCTACCTCGGGACAACCCTTAAACCGCACTTCTTGGCCGTTCCTGACGGCTTCCCTTTCGGCGCGGGTCAGTCCACTGACACGGCGGGCACCCTTTTCAGCGCCCCAGCGGGCGCAGCGGGCAGTTTTGGAATAGAGCATAGGTCAGTCCTCCTGATTGGAAAAGTCGGTCCGAATGACGGGACGGCCCCGGTCAATCCAGCAGTACAGGCCAGAATTGTCGCGGGCCACGTGTTCACAATCTTCTCGCGGTCCGGCAATTAGGAGTTGCCCGTCCTGAGTAAAAGCTGCGGCAGGATACCCGGCGCAGTCGTCAGGGATGTTCAGATACAGCATAGGTCAGTCCTCCAAAAGGGACCAAGCATCCGCCAGGGCGGCTTGGTGGTCCGGGCAAAGATCGTCTTCGATTTGTTCAAGAGCCCAGCGAAGGGCGGCTTCGAGGTGCTCAATGTGGGCACGGGTGCGAACGCGGCCCTGGCGGCGCTCCCATGCTTCGTCGGCCAGTTCCTCGGCGTTAAGGGGCCGGTCCGGGTCCAGGCATGGAATCATTACGGGTTGCATAGGTCAGTCCCCCGCAAAGTGGCCGATACCGCCACCATTAGCCGACCCCCAGTGGGCGCGGCTTGCATGGCCTGATGAGCCGAAATAGCCCACCCTGAGCATGCGGGTGCCGTCGTCGTATCTCTGAATGTGGACAGTTCCTTTGTCCACTTCCTGCCCGACAAAACTGTCGGCCAGGGCTTGATCAATCTCCGATGGGAGGCCGAGAAGGTCGGCCAGATGGCCGGATACTTGCACTTGCATAGGTCAGTCCTTTGAATCTGCAGGGCAACATGCCCCCATAAGCCCCCACCGGGGCCTATAGGTGCCGGTCAGTCCTTCCGCCATACGGGCATAGGCCACAATGCCCCGTGAGAATTTATGGAATAGCTGCACCCTTGGCCGTAGCCTAGCCGCTCCAGGCGGGCGAACACTGCCGCACGGTAACGCGCTGCCCGTGGCGTGGAATGAAAAAGGGCATGATTGTGCGCGGCACAAAGCCCCCATACTGTGTGCCCTGCGGGCCACAATTTACCGTTCGATTTTCGTTGCATAGGTCAGTCCTTCCGGGTGTTGAGCATGCGGGCGCATGCGTTCTCATAAATCTCGCGGGCGTTTTCGTTCAGCGTTTCCACGCCCAGCATGGGCGACGGCTTGAAGCTGCGGCCCAGCTTGCACAGTCGCGCATATTCGCGGGACCATTGGCCCCCGTGGCAGTGGGCCAGGGCGAGATACCACGCTTCCGCGATATCGAAACGGTCAAAATAGGGCATAGGTCACTCCTCAGTAAGGGGCGGTATCAGATAGACCCCAGGCGATAGCATCATCGGGGTTCTGAAAAAACGGGCATCCTGCCATCGTGAACCATCGGCTCCGGGCGGCAACCCATATTTGTGCGCGCCATCCGTCCAAGGGTGTTTTTGCTGCGGTAATTCTTGGCTTCACGGGTTTTTCTTTCGGCGCGCAGGGCGCGCAACAGTTAAATGACCCTTAGCAGCGCCAGAATCAGCGCTACCAGGGAAACGAGAATGAGGGCGATATCGTCGGAGGTCACAACGTCACCCTATCCGCTAGGGCATCGGATATCTGTCCGTCACGGTGCAGTGAGTCCACAAAATCCACGAACGCGCAACGGACCGTTGCGCAATGGAAGTTTTGAGGCTTGCTCAGAATCCCGGCTTCTCTTGCTTGCTCTGCAAGGTGCGGGTAGGCGGCCCAGAATGCGGCCCTGACTTGTTTCTGTGTTGTCATGGTTTGCCCCTTCAGTAAACGCAAATGCCATTGGTGTAGCAGGAATCAGCGCGAGACCCTGCGGGAATGTCACCCGGGCGCAGAATGTAAAGGCAAGCCCCGCGCGGGTCCGACTGAACGTAATAGTTCAGTGCCTCATGGCCTGAACTAGTCCGGGCTTTGTTGCAAGTGTCAATGATGCGGGCCAAGCGCTTTTTTGCTCCTGCTTCACGATCAGGCGCGGGGCGGCTGTACCGCTTGCCCTTGTGTTCCCAGTAAAAACGGGGCTTGTCCGTTTCGTCGTCTCGCTCGATAGCGCCATAATCTGTGCCGGCTTCGTGCAGATACCAACGCTGCAGGGTGTTGGAGATACGGCGTAATGCTGCGGCTTCGTCGGAAGTGAAACCGAGAGCACGCAGGGTGTTTTCTAGCGCCGTCAGGCGCATCAGTTCTTTCTTGGTCATTCGTGTTTCTCCTGATGTTGATCGATGCTGGCGCATCCCATAGGGTCCAATAGACCCTAGACGGATAGGTCAGGTGTGGCGTTCAGCGATATCGCCCCAGCATGCAACCCGATAGTTGCCACGGAAACGCATTAGCGTAGGCGTATAGGTATCGCCAGTGTTTAGGTAGTCGCAATAACTACCGTCGCGCAACTGGAATGCTTCCACGCCGCAGGTTTCCCCTAGCGCGTCAAGACAAGTCAGGCGCAGGTCATACGTTTTCGGCGGGTGATAGCATTCCGCCACGCGGGCGGCCCCTGCGGGCAGGGATTCGAGTTCTGAGCGCGTCATGCCAAGAATTTTCCGGGCTTCGCTAGCCTTGCCCCCGAAAACAGGCGTAAGGGTCTTGATTGAAGGGATACGGCGCATGGTGTTTACCTCAAGCGAGAGAATCGGAAACGTGGAAAAGCTGGCCGTGCTCTGCATCATCCCAAGGGGTAATGAATGCGCACGTGGCACCAGAACGGGAGTCGTACCTATCGCATCCAACGGAGCGAAAACCTAAGCCGGAGTCACGATTAACGCGGATCAAGGCGCCACGGGCGGATGAGGCCCGGACTTTGTGGCGGGTAACCCAAGAATAATTGGCCTCACCGCCGAATGTGTCCGTGATTTCAACGAAATAGTGCATGGCTTGGTTCTCCTTATGTTGCGATGGTGTTAATTGGACGAAAGACCGTTCACGAAAAAATATTCCACGTCAGACGCTGATGGCAGATTCCCGGACACTGGCTGGTTGTCAGGCCCGTAAACCATCCAGCCGCGCATGGTTGCGCGCAGAGTGAACTGCTTACCACTGGGCGCGCTGATAACGCATCCATCGGCCACATGGCCGCGCATGGTGTGAAACTGGTCGGTGGTGGTGTGCATGGCTTGGTTCTCCTAAGTGCGCCACACCGTGTAGCGCATGAGTGCATCATCGGCCCTTGCGTGGCCCTTGTCACTAGGGACAAACCCTCATGTATAAACGTACAGTGTGAGCCCTGGTGCGGGTCCGGAGCCCGCCCGCAGTGAGCGTAGCGAACAGCAGTCCTATTGCTTTCCCCCTCCGTTCCCCTATACTGTATAGAACCACAGTAGGACAAAAACCTATGAAGCTAAGCCGTAAGACCATAGAGCAAGGTCTCAACGATCTACCCATGAGTGCCATTCTCGGTAAGCAAGACTCCGACTCACTGACACCCAAGCAAAGGGACTTTGCCCGCAAGGTTGCACAAGGTAAGAGCAAAGCCCAAGCCTACCGTGAAGCGTTCAATCCAAACCCTGCACCGTCAACCCTGGTGACAACACCCTATAAGGTGGCAGCCGACCCTAGAGTGCAGCGCGAGATTGAAGCCTATGCACTGGCAATTGAAGCCGAGAAACACCGCACCCCTGCAGCGCTTCGTTCTTTAGTGATCCAAGGTCTAGTACAAGTGGCGCTAGACGCAGATACAAAAGACTCCGTGAAGGTCCAAGCACTAAAGACATTGGGCACGGTCACGGAGGTGGCTGCGTTCACCGAGAGACGCGAGCAGAAAATTATCACTAGCTCCGATGATGCCCGTGCCCGCGTCATGCAGGAACTAAGGGGCATCCTCACTGCGCAAGCCAGCGATGCCACAGTGATAGAGGCGGATGCCGACTCACTGCTGCAGGAACTGAGCGTTAAATTTAACGCTGCAGCCGAGGGAAACGAGACGGCGCAGGACGCAGACCCACCCACCGGGCACCCCCCCGATGGCGCAGCAGGAGTCCCGCGTCCTTAAACATACTATTCCACACGAACCATCCCCGCCTCGCGTCCATTCCATCCCATGTCACCCACCGTTAAATTTAACGCTCCCCTGCCATTAAATTTAACGGTAGCCAGACCCCACCCCCTCGATCTGGCGACACCCCCCGGTCAGTCTTTGTACAAAAAGTGGTGGGGGGGTAGCAAAAAATTTGGGACTAAATTTTGGTGCCGTTAAATTTAACGGATGACATAAACTGGTTTAACAAACGTGGCTAAGTCTATGATTTGTAACGGTTTTTTGCTTGTTGTGGTGTTAAGGTGTGGGCTTGATGCTTAACGTGCCGTTAAATTTAACGGAAGTAAAGTAACGCTTTAAGAGTGTGCGCTAAGTTGTTGATTTGTAATG